ATGTGAATTTCCTGTGCAATCTTCACATACTGAATGAAAGTATCTGTATCTATATTCCCGTTTAAGCTAGTGTGCTTAACTAAATCTGTTCTATTTATAAGTAATGCTTCTGCCATTAGTTAAAGCGTTTATTTGTTGGTAAAAATCCATTATAAGGCATATCCTTTGGTTGTTGATATACTCTGCTATCGTTTACGGGTGCTATCTCTCCTTGCTTTCTAGTTTCACTTGCAGTAAATTTCTTTGCTAAAGGCGAGTTAACATCCGATTTTCTTAAATATGTTTCTCTAGTCCAATAATGGTGACAGTCTCCACCCCCTTTATATAACCAAATATCGTAATTATCAGCACCCTCAGGACCCCAACCTTTATTAACCTCTTGTGTAGACATTCTAGTTATGTCCTCTTTACGGTAAACTTTGTTAGCGTTTAACATAGCTTTGCAAAAACCTCTTGAATTGTCGCCTATATTACCCGAATATCTATATCTAGTTTTAAATATTTTACCGTCTTGTTCAGATGAAGCGTTAGGATTTGCAGTTCCCGTCTTAACTAGGTTAACTAATTGCTTTAATTTAGTAGGTTTTTGGTTATTTAAATCGTGAATTTGTTTATCTAACTCATCTTCTAAATCATAATCTACTTTACGAGAATCAATTAAAACCCATTCGTCATCGTTTACATCTTCGCCAAATTGATTTAAGTCTATATGTTCGCTTAATGTTGTGTCTTGTGCAATTGCATCTTCTTTTTTAGCGAATTGGTCTTCAAAAGGATTTAAACCCTCGAAATATAACTTTAAACTAATGTCGTTTACTGCTAATATTTTGCTAATTGCATCCGTAATTAATTGTTGAAATGGTTTAATAACTAGGTTATCAAATATAATCAATGAATTTTTTAACTCATCAGCGTTTGAACTAAACCCCGTACTTGTAGCAATACCGAAAATTAGTGGACTTGTAACGTTGTGAGCCAACATAATTTTTCTCATACACTCTTCACTTAAATAGTTATAGTGTGCAGGTGCTTCGTTTAATGGAATAGACTCAATAGTTGTAGCGTTGTCCTTGTTTTTATTGAATGAATAAACGATTTTCTTACCTTTTGAACCCGTTAATTTAGCATTTGCTTTACGTTCTATATCTCGTCTTTGTTCTTCAGTACCCGTACCCCCAACAAAGTTAACCACCATTGTAGGCGAAAAACCGTTTTGAACATCGTTAATTAAGTAATCAGCAATTTCCTCTTCCATTACGGTGTAAGGTAAACCACCCGTATAGTCAACATTTGCATAATACTTCATCCCTACGCTATAAGGTTTAACATAAAGTATTTCAATGTCAGACTTTCCAAATCCAAAAGCATCTAATCTTTTAGGAACATATTTTTTAACGTCTTCCCAATTATCACTATAATAATACGCTTCGATGTCTCCGTCTTCATTGCACTTTTCAGCACGTAACAAATGAACAGGAATATGATAAGCCTTTAATACTTTGCTTCTACTTTTATCATAGTGTACTTGAATAGCACATTGACCTAATTGCTTAACCTCAACACATAACTTTCTAATGTCATCACTACTTATCAAAGTAACTAATTGAGCGTATTCAGCAGGTTTTTTATTAGCATCTAAAGCCGTTAATCCTTTTCCGTAAATAAGTCTAGTAATGTTGTTTATTACAGCGTTATTTGTAGCACTATTAACGTGTCTATCAATTAAGAATTGAAAGTAGTTATTATCCTCGCCATATTCTACCCAATCTTCACGAGTACTTTCGTTAATAATCGGTGCTTTATATTCAGCTAAATTGATTACTTGTATTTTTTCGTTGTCCATTAATCTAAAATTATGAAGTCATTTGAACTTGTTGTACTTGTGTACGTATCTTTATTTATTGTATAGTCTGAAATAGTCTGATTAGTACAGTAGATTTTATCTATGTAAACTGGTGTTGTTGAATTTAAAACCTCTAGTCTATATGTATGCTCCTCTTTAAGTGAAAAGATTGCTGTAATCGTATGGTAATAAGTTACGTTTGTAGAACTTTGAATTGATACCGTAGTGGTTACATTCGTTTGTTCGTCCGTAATAGTCATAGTCGTATAAGTATCACTTCTTGGAATGAAACTAAACGTTTGAGCAGTACCGATTTCTTTTAAAACTATCATAATCTTAAAACGTTTAAATGATTAATTTGTTAAAATAAAAAAGGCTACCGATTAAGATAGCCTTTTAAAGTAGTAATAGTTTAATACTATGCCGTTACAATAGTAGCAGTACTAAACAAAGTCGCTAAACCTGATTCAGTTGAGCAATTCAAATGATTTGCAGGAATTCTTTCCATTCCCGTAAAAGTTAATTTATAACCGTTAAAATCACCCATGTTTGTTCCATTGTCAATAGTCGCTTCAGTTACATCCATTCCGAATTCCAAACCAGCTAAAAAGTATTGACCTTGTCTATTTCTTACAACGATGTGTGGTCTACCATAAGATAATAATTTTACCATTTTAGTAGTAGCTACGTCTTGTTTTTTCAAGTCAATAGTTAAAGTTTGCTCAAAGAATGTTGTTCCATTCTCTCTTGAAGAAGTTCCCTTTTGTACACATGAATTATTCCCTTTTAAAGAGAATTTGTAAAGGTTACTAATATTGTTTACATCAGTAATCATATCCGTAGACGTTCCATCGTACGTTAAATCTGATTGCATTGTTGGGTTGAAATTTGCAATATAGATAATGTCTATTCCTCCGACACTATCCTTGCATGATTCACCTCGTCCGTTTGTTAAATCGCATGCCATCTGTTTGATTTTTAATAAGTTAAACAAAAAAGGGTAGCGTTTTTTGCACCACCCTTTAATTAATTTTTGCTAATACTAGTTAGCAGCGTTAGTAATTCCGTATGTTACGATATCTCCTACTGTATGGTAACCAACTGCAGCAGTCGCTCTCATAATGAAACGTACATTTTCAGAACCGTCTAAATCAGCCATATCTAAAACTTTAACTAAATTTGCATCGTTTAACAAACCTGTCGCAAAGAATAAATTGTCAGCAGTTGTAGCGATTGCAGTATTAGAATTTAATCCGTTTGCAACGAACATTTTAACACCGTCAAAAGTTAAATCAGAAAGGTTTTGATACCATTGTGTCCCTTGATTATTTGAACCGTTAGAACCTAATCCTGAAGCACCGAAACCTCCTAATGCTCTTACGTATGCTCTAGCGATATTTTGAGAAACGTATAAGTATAAATCTTCACGTCCGTAAAGTGTAGCAGGTAAAGCATCAACAATTTTACCTAACTCAACAATAACGTTTGAAGCCGTTACAGTTGTTCCAGCAACCTCGTTAGCAGCAGGTAAAGCAGCATCAACAGTTAATTGAGTCATGAATCCGTCAATAGAACCTGAAGTTCCCGTAGCACCTCTCCAAATAGCAACCTCAACTTGAGCAGCAACTTTTTCTAAAACGTAAGCGATTAAGAAATCAGCAAAAGATTTAGGTAATACATCGTGAGCAGACATACCCATTTCTTCAGATTGGTATGTTGAAATAAAGTCTTTTTTACACAATTGTAGGTTAACTTGCAGTTCTTTAGGAGTTAATACTTTCTCATTTAAAGTAACTGTTGAAGTAGCAGTAAAATCACAGCTCGCATCGGCCAAAAGCCCGTCAGTCAATAATCTGTGTAATACAGTTTTGTATTTAACGTTTGGTAAGATTGTGATTTTTCCACTAGATAAAGTGTTTCCACTTAATAAAGCAGCTTTAACATATTTCCCTGAAGACTCTCCAGAATATGTAGATGTAATTGAAGTTGTTGTAGCCATTTGTTATTTATTTTATTTGTTGTTATAAATTGTATTTAATATTCTATCTCTAGCAGACGGAACAGTTTGAGCAGTTAATTTAATTTGCTCCATTTTTTGAACGTTTTCAGGATTGAAAGAAATTGGTTTAGGTGTTTCTTCTAATTCAACTACCTCTTTTACCTCTTCTTTAACTTTCAATTGCTCTTTAAGTTCAGCAATAATTGATTTTAATTCGTTAACTTCTTCTTGACTTGCGAAGTGTTGTTCCTCAATAGTTGAACGAATCACTTTTTTTGCCGTTTGTGTCGGTTCTGTTGACGCTTCTACGGGTACTTCAGCTTCAGGCTCTTTTTCTTCCATTGGTGCTGCTTCCTCTTCTTTAGCTGCAACCTCTCCAATGATACCGTCTTCGTAAACTTCCAACATTTGACCGTCCTCTAATTCGTACTCTCCAATAGGTAAAGGAACGTTTCCATTTTCAGAAACAATAAATATTTCTTTTCCTACTTCTAATGAATCGAATTCTAAAACAGTAACACCGTCAGCAAGTTTCATTTGTGCCAATTTAATTTCCATTTCTTCTAACTTTAATTTAACGCTGAATTTTTGCTCTAAAAACTCTCTAACGCTTTTCAATTTATCTTTCATTATTCTTTAAACGTTTAGTTAATTACTCTGTTATATATACTTAACCTCTAGCTACGGTTATTGTACGTTCTGTATTCGTGTTGGTAACGTTTGAAATAGTATGTTGTTGTAAACTTCCAACTCCTTGAGCTTGTAAAGTACCGTCACAACAATTTACATTATACGTTCCATCTTCACAAAGGCAACCTCTATTACCTCCTTGTGGACTTGTTAAACTTTCTGTTTTCTTTTTTCTTCCCATTTTTATTATATATTAAACTAAAATTTTAACTACTGAAAAATTTAAATCCGAAACTCTAACATCTGTTGACTGATTATTTTTAACGAATAACTCAACGTAATCATTGGTAATTAAATCAATTTGATATTGCGTACTTCCTGGGTGTTCTTGGTTACTTGTTGACGTTCTAATTGTCATCTCTGAATTTGCTAATATTGTACCGTTTTTCGCTATGCCTATACTTATATTTTGGTTACTTTGTGCTGACCTTACCGCCGTGTTAACAGTAACTAAAAATGAAGTGTTAAAAGCACCCGTATAAGTTAACCTATTACTTGTATGACTGAATTTAGAATTGTTTGAATCTGCCGTTGTTGTTCCTGCTGCCTTTTTCCATACGTTTACATTTACAGTTCCGATTGTTGTATCAGTTGTGTTGTTAACCATGTAGTAAAAACCTCTTGTTGTAGTGTTGGCTATTCCTACGCAATTGGTAAATAAAGTTTTGTTTGATGTTTGAGTAACTCCCGTTACATATGTCCCACCTCCTGAAAAGTTTACAGTATCTAAAATATACCTTTCATCGCTAATCGTTGCAGATGTTGAAACGTTTAAAGATGTTTCGCCTGATAAGGTAACGAATGAAGAGTAAATAATTCTAAAACGTCTTGTAACAGTTAAAGTACTTGGTAGTATTATAGCAGTGCCACCCGTAGACGTATCGAATAAACAGT